GTTTCGATTTGCTTGTCGTTGTAAATGGATTGACCAGGTTGCGACAAGATGACCGCAGCATTTCAAAGAACACGTCGCCTTGATTGTTTACTTCGACCAAGGTCACCGCTTGATATTGACGGATGACTTCGGCCACCTTGTCAATTATCTTTGACCATTCGTCGTGACGCCACCTTTGAACGTGAATCATTTGTCCTTTGTCGTTCAGTATCGTTAGAACCGTGTAATCGTCCGCGCGTCCGATGTCAAGGCCGGCATAATTGCGATTAGTCTTGTTGGCCGTTCCGATGCAATCCTTTACATTCCGAAACAAGCCGGATGCGTTGTCAAGGAATTCGGCCATGTATTCTTGTCGAAAGATGTGATCCGGCAATGATCGCTTGCGCTCGTCCAATTCCCTCGCGTCAATCATTGGATTGTCATACGACGTGTAATGGATGTAACGATATCGCTCGTCATAATTCGGTTGCATACACAATCGGTGAAAATGATTCTTTCCCTTCGGCGTTGAAATAAAGATAATCTTTTTTCCCTTGACCATAACGGTCGCCGATAATACTTCGTCCCAAAGTTCCGGACGAGTGAACGCCATTTCATCGATGACCATGTAATCGAATGTATTTCCGCGAATGTTGTCCGGTCGTTCACCGGAAAAGAATTCAATCGATGAACCGAATCCAGTCACGCGCAAATCGGACTTATTGAATTCAAACAATCCGGACTTCGCCACCGCCTTTTCTAATTCGGCGAATACTTTTTTCCCTTGCTTATATACCGGCGTGATCCAAGCGATTTTGCAACCAGGATCGTTGATTGACCAGTACAATAATTGGTTGATGCCAAGCAAAGTCTTTCCGAACTGGCGTCCGATGTTCAAAGCGAAATATTTTTCCATTCCCGAATTAATGGCCGAATGAATTGCGCGTTGGTTGTCGTGCGGTTTATAACCTTTGATTAACGTCATTCAAAGTCGAACTTGTCAACCGTTCGCGTTTCAATTTGTTGGCGGTCGTGCATTCCAAGGCGGTTCTTTGCGTAGAATATTCCTTTGCCTTCATTGGCGACGATGTCGGATGCAAGTCCTTTAAAAAGGTCGTCTATCTTTTTTATAGTTTCCGATTTTAGTTTATCCTCACCATTCAACCATTCATACCAAGTCGAAGGAACGATTCCTTTTTCCTTTCGAATTATCGGAATCCAAATCCTTAAAAAATAATCAATCGTCGGAATGTGACGATCCATAACCATAATGATTTCGCCTTTATTGCTTAATGTTTCCTTTTTATGAGATGAACATTCTTCAATATATTCTATCGACCAAAGTTCAAGATTCTTTATATATTCTTTTGAATAAGACATAGCTTTTTATATTATGTTATTGTGTTCGAAAACGATTATATATATTATTAATTTTAACAAGTCGAACGCTTTGATCCACTCCTTTTCCAAGTGACTTTTGTTCTTCGTGTCTTCGATAATAATACAAAAATTTATCAATATAGCCGATTGACATTCCGGCTTGAAGACATCGAAGATTCATTTCCAGTTCTTCGGCGCAATCCAATGATTCATCGAACATTCCGATTCTTTCGAATACTGATTTCCGATACATTAACGAACCGCCATGAATAACATTGTTCGTTGCATTTTCTTCAAGCGTTGGAAATTTAATCGGTGGTTCGTATGGAACGACTTTGCTTTGATGAAAATATCCGTAAGCTTTGCCATGAATAAAGTCATAACCTTGAATTCCTTCGACGGAATCTTTGATTGAATTCACCGGCAACCAATCGTCTTCGCAAAGATACTTGATGAATTCACCGGACGCCATTTCGATTCCACGATTGATATTGAATGAAACGCCTTCGTCGTGATTCGATTCAATGATTTCAATTACACCTGGATAATTTTGCAAATGGATTGATTCAAGCGCCTTGTCCAAGTAACCGCGATTCACACGATAAGGAATTATAATTGTGACCAATGGATAAATCATAATAAATTTTTTAGTCTTGTTCCGGCAGCAATGATGTTGTGTTTGTCGATGAATGTATTGTGATAATTTTCGCGAATGAATTCAAAGTTATCAATTTCAAGAACGTTAAGGATATTATGAAATTTGATTTCATCGTTTGCAATAACGAAATTGTGTTCGCCATAAGCATCTTCATAAGCTTGTTGATTAAGATTGTTCGTGATGACCAAACATCCAAGCGCCGTCGCTTCGAATGCCGTCACTCCGAAACAACCGTAAAGATTCCCGTTCATCATTGGCGCGAATAGTTCGATATAAATATCACAGTTCGCAATCCGATTCAAATTTTCTTGATGCGACATTCTTGATTCGTTAATTACGAAGTCAAATTTTTCCTTGAAAGGTTGAATCATTTTATAAATCTTGTCCGTTCCTTTTACAATTGGATTGCTTGGAAAGTGACCGACAATTAATTTTCTTTTGTGTTTAATCTTCGGCGGTTGAACATAAGTGAAATGCGGTGCAATGTATGTGAAATTTTTGTTGTGCAAAAGGAATTCACATTGATCCGTAAAAATTCTTTGACCTTCGAATATAGAATCGTATCGTTGTTTATTATTCCGGTATCGCGTCCCAGTGTGATAAATAATTAGATTTGAATGGTCTTCAATCGTTTTGAATATGTTTGCATCCGAATGAAAGACTTGAATCACATCGAAGCTTTTATAATGGCGCTTGACGTCGGCCATTGTCTTTTGTTCCGATTGCGATTGATAATTAAAGACGTGCCGATGAAACGACCAATCAACGCAATCAACTCCAACCGCTCGCAATGAATTCGCATTTTCATGCGCCATGTTCGCGAAGTCCATGTTTGAGATATTTAAAACGCGCATAAATATTTTATTAATTTAAAAACCATCCACCAAGAAATAAGACAAAAGGATAAAATTGTCAAATAAATTGTCAGAAGATTCCAATTGAAATTCATTCTTTTAATGCTTTTATTAAATCGTCAAAGCTTGGATTCTTTTCCGTTTTGATTCCTTTGTTTTTCACGAACTTTCGAAGATCCTGGTATTTCATTTTTTCCGGATTGAATACATCCATTTTGATTCCGGTGAAATGAACTGGTTGCATCAATCGTGGCAATCCTTGTTTAGCAAGTTCAGCATTCAAGCGATCCATTGCAATCCGAACGCAAGTCGAACAATTCTTGTTTAATACACCGTGACCAAGATCATAATAAATTTTTCCAAGTTCATTCTTCAATTGCATGTTCAAGCTGAACGATCGCGTCTTCGCAAATTGTTCCGCCTGGTAAATTAGTTCATCGCTTGCTTTCATAAAGTAGAATTAAATCAGATAATAAATAAGAAACGAATGCCATTGGAATCATTCGATAATCAACAAATAAATAAATCGCCACCGCCGTCCAAAAGGAAAGACAAGATTGACAATTAAAAGGTTTGATTTCCGGCAACTCAAAGCTTTGCAATGCTCTCGCAATCGCCACCGCTATAATTGTATAGATCATATTTGAATTTTTTAATTGTTTTGTGAATAGTGTCCAGACCGAGTCCGGTGTTTTCTTTTATTTCGCGGTACGTCATTCCGTAAAGGTGCATCTTTGTGACTTCTTTAATGAATAGTTCTTGATCGTCTTTTGGCATTGAATTCAAGAATGAATGAATAAGTTCTTGATATTTGTTCGGAACGTCTTCGATTTGTTCATCAGCCAATTCCGTCAATTCATTTGCCGGGAATCTAAATTGACGATTGAATTCCGAGTCACGCCAGTTCCATTGATTCCAAGCGAACCGAGCGAACATCTTGGGTAAGACATCCGCTTCAAGTTCGTACTTGTGTAGTAAGATGAACACGTTTGAAACCAAATCGCGATGCAATTCATGATTGTTTGTTATTTTCTTTGCGATTTTATAAGCTTCTTCGTGCCAAAACATTTGGCTAATTTATAAAAAATTTAAACCATTTGATAAAAAACTTTTGACCGACCGGCTTTTTATTTACAAAGCGATGCAACATCGCATAAGAAACGCCCATGTCTTCGGATAAATTAGAAAGATTGTATCGCTTTGTAATTTTGTCCTTTGTCATCTTCAGCATGAAATCAATTAAGGTTTCATCATTAGAAAGGTAGATCGTCATCGATTTCATGCAGCGCTTCGGTTTTAGTTGATTGATCAATCTTAATGTTCCATCCTTCAAGTCGTGTGAAATACTTTCCATTCCACTCACGGCCACGAATATTGAATCCGATTTGAGTCTGGTCACCAACTCTGCAATGATCAAGCAAGTCACATTTGTCTTGCGTAAATTCAAGCATGATTTGTTCTGGATATTTGTCACCGCTTTCGATTACGATTTCGCGCTTTGCAAATTTATCCGTGATTTGTACTTTGTCACCAACTGTGACAACCTTTCCTTCAATAGTGTAATTCATTTTCTTTTTCTTTTAGTAAAGTATTCATGCAACCCAAAGCCGAGCGCGAGCCATCCGACAACCATTGCCGGAATCATTAAAATTGTCAAGATAATGTTCATGATTTTAAATTTAATTGATTAATATATTGTGCGTAATATTCATTTGCAAAAATTAATTTTTCCCGAATCAATTCTTCTTTTTCAAGGTCACGTTCGTAAATTACCGAAGTGATTCGCTTTTCCGGTGCGATGTGATCAACGCGATGAAGGTCGATTTGTTCCCATTGCGACAAGAATTCATCTTTCGTTGTGACCATACAAAAAACAAGTTCGAAGATCTCGCGTTCATATAACATTAGATATGCGCGACCTTGCCATTCATATTCGTTGTCATGCGCTTCGCCTGGCGTTGCCGGCCACGTTTCCAAATTCCAAGATGTTTTGACATCGATGACACGGTCATCGGCTAAGATGTCACATTCACCGGTTAAATATTCGTCTTCGAGTCTTATAACGTTTTTATGGTAGTTAGTGAACCGAACTGAATTCAACAAATCGATTGAATCTTTTTCTTGATCCTTTCCTTTGTTTATATATTTATTTTCAAGTTCAACCCGGTAACCGAAGAAATCTTGTTTCGCCACCTGGCGAATATATGTCTTCGCGCCTTGACTTAAATTCTCGCCTTTTGATTTCGGCGTTGTCATAAGTTTTCCCAATGACGAAGGATGCCATTTCATAATTGAATCGCTTTTAATTGTAAGTCCGTCAACGAATAAGTTGCTTGCAATTGTTCAACGGTGTATTGATTATCTGAAATGGCTTGCAATGCCTTTTCGAATCGGTCGTTTGTGATTGCCGGTTTTCCTTTTGGCGCTGCTGCTGCGGTTTGTCCGTCGTCGTCAACCGCTTGCAAAGACAATAAAGATTGAAGCGTTCCGCGACGAAAGTAAGTAACGGCCGAAAGTATCTTTTGCGGATCGGTAATCATTGGCAAGCGCATCCAAGATTCAACCATTTCACCGGTTTCGATGTCAA